CCTACGATATTTGATTATGTCAAGGCCGCGTATGAATGATCCTTATGCACAAATTAGAAATTTACATTTAAAACAGGCTTATACGCCTTCTGACTCAACATTCGGATACTAAGGAGACTACACAATGGCTGAAGTAAACATAAGAGACACCGGGCGAAACTCTGCTAAAACGCAAGACGTTCGTGCGCTCGCATCAAGAGTAGACACAACTAACCCTGACGAAGAAGTAATCACTACTAACGAAGTAAAAACAACTACAGGTACTATTGCTGTTACAGATGACACTAATACTATTGTCACAATAGCACAACCTGCAGGTACTATCATTTTGAATTTGATTGCTTACCCTGCTGGAAACCTTGTTACAGCTGGATCTAGTGGTAACGATCTTGACATTTCTATTGGTACAGCATCTGCTGGCGCACAGCTACTAGCTGCTACTGCAATACTTGATGATGGTGGTGCTGCTGTAACTTGGACAGCTAACGTACCTCTTTACATTATTAAAGATTCTCATGGTACTGCTGCTAACCAATTTGCAACTACAGGAGTTGGCCCTAAAGGTGGCCCAGCTACTACAGAAGCTATTGTTATTGCAGGAGCGTTATATAGCGCAGCCGCAAGAAACATTTTTGTTACTTTACGTCCAATAGGGGCTGATTTGGCTACTGCCGCAACTACTGTTAAGTATATTGCTGTTTTCCAAACATTGTAATAATGGTGGGGAGGTAAAACTCCCCTAGTTGCAGGAGTAAGGTATGAAGATGAAGAAAAAGATGAAGTACAACATGGGCGGCAAGGTCATGAAGTACAACAAGGGTGGTATGCCTGACTTAACTGGAGACGGCAAAGTAACACGGGCTGATGTCTTAAAAGGTCGTGGTGTAGAGCTAAATATGGGCGGTAAAGTACCTACTTATGCGGGTATGCCTATGATGGCTGATGGCGGCGTAGTACCTAAAAAGAAAAAGAAAAAAGTCAGCAAAAAGAAGTCCATTGATGGTGTTGCTAGACGAGGTAGAACTAAAGGCCGGATGGTCTAAGAGGATTTAATTATGAGTGGAATTTCAGATGTAATCCCAGTAACGATTACCGCAGACGCTGTAGCCTTGGACGCAGACGGTATATCAGTAGCCACATCTGTTGGCAATAATGCGGCATTAGTTATTGGTGGCGCTTTAGCCGACGGTGGTTCTGTTACACTTAGTCACGGAAGGATAGTCACTATTCTTTCTGCAGGCAATGATTCTGCAAAATCGTTTACTGTTACTGGAACAGATATTAATGGTGATGCTCAAGTAGAATCAATAACAGGCGCAAACGCAGGTACAGCTACTGGAGCCGTGTACTTTAAAACAATATCTGGCATTTCTGCAGTAGGTAATCCAGCAGGCAATGTCTCTGCGGGTGTTAATGCTTCGGCTGCCGATGTTATTTTTACAATGAGAAGCAGGCTAAAAGGCATGTTTCTAACCAGTACAGCAACAGCGGGAGAAGTTGATTTTCTTACAACTTCACCAACAGGGACAAGTATTATGCAGCTTAGTTCTGTTGGTGATGCTGATGCGACAAGAGATGTAACTATTCCTGATCAGGGTGTGGTGTTTACAGATGGTATTTACATACAGTACACAGTCTCAACCTTCTTAACTATGACAGTGTTCCATGCGTAATGGCTACTTCAGAAACAGCGGCGTTTAATTTAGATTTAAACGAAATAGTAGAAGAAGCATTTGAACGTGCAGGTTCAGAAATGCGTAGTGGGTATGACCTAAAGACAGCAAGGCGATCCCTTAATTTACTATTTGCTGAATGGGCTAACCGAGGCATTAATCTTTGGACAATAGAGGCAGGTACGCAAGTACTTACTTCTGGCACAGCAACTTACGATTTACCTCTTGATACCGTTGATGTTATTGAACATATTGTTAGAACAGGATCAGGTACTTCTCAATCAGATATAGCTATATCGCGTATGAGTGTTTCTAGTTATGCGTCTATTCCTAATAAAAATATTACGGGTAGACCCAATCAGATATATATTGACCGCAAAAGTGGGGCTACAGAAGGTAGTACAGTCAAATACCCACAATTTACACTATGGCCTGTACCTGATAGCACAGAAACTTACACATTAGCGTATTGGCGACTCACTAGGATACAAGATGCGGGGAATGGTGTTAACACACAAGACATACCTTTTAGGTTTTTGCCGTGTTTGGTCGCGGGTCTAGCTTATAATCTAGCATTAAAAATACCCGGAAGTGAGCAACGCATCCCTATGCTTAAATCTATGTACGATGAAGCATGGGCAGAAGCCTCAGATGAAGACAGAGACAGGTCGTCTTTCCGAGCAGCCCCTAGAATAGCGTATGTATAGATATGGCTAGTCGTTTTGCTTCAAATAAATACACCATTGCAGAATGCGATAGATGCGGGTTTCAATACAAACTAAAAACACTTAAAGAAATATTTGTACGGACTAGGAAAACAAATATACTGGTTTGTAAAACTTGCTGGGAGCCTGATCACCCACAAAACTTACAAGGCATGTACCCTGTTACTGATGCCCAAGCAGTACGAAACCCAAGACCCCCACAAGGCGTAGATGTAATAAATATCTTTCAGTGGGGGTGGGAGCCAGTTGGTTTTAATGATGTTGACGGGCTAGTACCAAACAATTTGAAAGGGACAGGCGAGATAGGTACTGTTATAGTAGATACAATAAATATCTAAGGAGTTGATATGAAAGTAAAAATCAAAGACATGAGCACTATTAAACCTTGTGCTATGCCTACCAACGCAGGGTATCCAAACAATATACCAAACACCCAAACCAAAAAAATGAAGGGTGCAGGTGCAGCAACTAAAGGTACTGGATTTAGTAATAAATCTAACTAATAGCAATGACATATGCAGAATTAGTTGCGGCAATAAAGTCATATACAGAGAGTGATTTTTCTACTGTAGATATAAACCTGTTTATCACACAAGCGGAAACGCGCATATACAACACTGTACAGATTGCGTACTTACGTAAAAATGTCACGGGCACAATAACAATCAATAATAAATATTTAGCTGTTCCTGACGATTGGCTAGACACTTATTCTTTAGCGTTGATAGATGGTAGTGGGAACTACAGCTACTTACTTAATAAGGACGTTAACTTTATTAGAGAGTCGTTCCCGTCACCTACAGCAACAGGCGTACCAGAGTATTATGCGTTGTTTGATGATAGCGCGTTTATACTAGGCCCAACGCCAGACACAGGGTATTCTGCAGAATTGCACTATTACTACTACCCGACATCAATCACAAACAATAGTACAGCTTCAAACACATCATGGATTGGCGATAACTACAGCACTGTCTTACTATATGGTAGTTTGCTAGAAGCTAATACTTTTCTAAAGGGTGAACCTGATGTGATGGAAGAGTACCAGAAACGATACGATGCTGCGGTAGGAGCGTTGAAACAACTTGCAGAGTACAAAAACCGCAATGACTCCTATAGGGCAGGTCAAGCAAGAAAAGCTACGTTATAAGGAGATGTTTTACTTATGGCTATAACACAAACAATGTGTACGTCATTTAAAAAAGAAATTCTTGAAGCAGTACATAATTTTAGTGCTTCTGGAGGCCATACTTTTAAGATAGCTTTGTATACGTCTAGCGCAACTATAGGGGCTGATACAACCGTGTTTACTACTGCAGGCGAAGCAAGCGGGACAGCTTATGTCTCTGGCGGGTATACCCTTACTAATATTGGCGCATCAAGCGGAGGAACTACGGGTTTTTGTGACTTTGAAGACGCTTTTTGGAATTCGTCTAGTATTACGGCAAGAGGCGCATTAATCTACAATAGTTCACAAAGTAGCAAGGCTGTATGTGTATTAAACTTTGGTTCTGATATAACAAGTAACCCAGATTTTAGAATACGTTTTCCAGTAAACGAAGCCTCTACAGCGGTAATTAGGATTACGTAATGGCGAATAGAACCAACAGTGGTTGGAGTCGAGGACAGTATTTTTCTGGGCCGTGGGGTCAACCTACTGTTGATAATATTGAAGTTACCAGTGTATCTGCTATTGGTGTTATTTCTTCAGTACAATTATGGAAAGCAGTTGAGGGGCCACCGTCCGTTACTTGGAGCACTATAAACGATGGACAAACACCTGTTTGGACAAGTGTAAGTACTTCACAAACACCTGATTGGTCAAGCAACATAGCTGCATAGAGGATATTTAGATGGCAAGTTCGTACGTAAACAATCTAAGGCTAGAAGAAATAGGGACAGGCGAACAAGCCGGAACGTGGGGAGATAAAACCAACGTAAACCTTGAGTTAATAGGGGAAGCGTTAGGCCACGGCACTAGAGCTATTGCTAACGCTTCTACAGATAACATAACTATTGCAGATGGTTCTTCTGACGCAGATAGAGCTATGTATCTAAAACTTACAGGCGGGGGTCAGGCTTGTACGATTACTCTCCTACCTAACACTTCGTCTAAAGTATGGATAATGCAGAACGACACAAGCTACACGCTTACTTTTACACAGGGTAGTGGAGCTAATGTAACTTTAGCAGCAGGGAAAGCTAAAATTATAGCTACCGATGGCGGCGGGTCAGGCGCTATAGTTTATGATGTACTTAATACATTTGCACCTGTACTAGCAGGCGTTACTATGACAGGAACAACTGTATATAACGCTTTAAATGATGGAACAACCACATTAACAAGTACCGCCGCAGAACTCAACATTCTTGACGGAGTTACCAGTACAGCTACCGAACTTAATATTCTTGACGGGGTAACTTCCACAACCGCAGAGTTGAACATATTAGATGGAGTGACCAGTACGACTGCTGAGTTAAATATATTAGATGGTGTCACTTCTACGGCTTCCGAACTTAATATTCTTGACGGTGTTACCAGTACAGCAGCAGAGTTAAACATATTAGATGGTGTGACTAGTACAGCAGCAGAACTCAACATCCTCGATGGTGTGACTAGCACAGCAGCAGAACTAAATATTCTTGATGGCGTTACCAGTACAGCCGCAGAGCTTAACTTGGTTGATGGTATTACCGCAGGTACAGTTGCAGCGTCTAAAGCGGTTATTGTAGACAGCAACAAAGACATTACAGGCTACAGGAATCTTACCTCAACAGGGACTATTACAGCGGCCACCAATGTAACGGTTAGTTCTGATATACGTCTTAAATCAAACATTGAAACCATTGATAGCGCGTTAGATAAAGTAAAAGCAATGCGTGGCGTGTACTTTGATAGACACGATGACGAAAAGACTCGCGCTGTAGGTGTTATTGCACAAGAGATGCAAGAAATAATGCCTGAAGTAGTAGCTACAGATGATACAGAAGACAAGTATTTGTCGGTTGCCTATGGTAATTTAGTAGGAGTCTTGATTGAGGCTGTTAAAGAGCTATCGGACAAAGTAGAAAAATTAGAGGCTAAATAATGGCTGTAACAAGTTCGGCTCCCATTAGTATTACAAATCTAGTTACTGAGTTTGGCGGAAGTACGCCCCATGCTTTAACAGAGTACTACCGTGGCGGCAGTCTTGTTCCAAACACAACCACTAATGCAAGTGTGCCTACTAGTGGATCTATATCGCTGACTGATTTTTTTGGATCTAGTAGTGTTACTAATTGGACAACCGTTGTAACGGTAGGCGTTGTTACTGGGCTTTTTACTCAGAGCGGTTTTTCCAGCGGTATTTTTGGAAGTTTAAGTGATTCTACTGTTGATTTTTTAAGCGGTACGCCAACGGTTAGCAGGATAGAGTTTGCTACTTTAGGAACAACTCCTGTGTTATTTAAAATAAATGGTTCAGGAAATAGTGGTTGGACTACAATTAAAATTGGGAGTTTAACTTTAAACAGGACTGACGCAAACAGTTTTTCTGACGGGCTATGGACATGGACTGGTCAAAGTAACCCTTTTGGAAGCTCTGGCTCAGAAACAACTGTAGTTCTTACGGAATAGGATAAGTAAATGGCAAGTTCGTATACAGGACATTCAGGAATTGAGAAACCGGCTCAGGGCGATCAAACCGGCGAATGGGGGACAACAATCAACCTCAACATGGACATTATTGATCGGTCGATTAATGGTGTCTTAGCTTTAGCCCTGTCTGGCACATCCCATACTTTAACCACCACTGACGGAACATTAACTGACGGCATGTACAAAGTGCTTGTGTTGGGTGGCTCTCCTAGTGGCACAAACACAATAACCATTGCACCTAATGACGCAGACAAAGTGTACTTTGTGGTCAACAGCAGCGGTCAAACAGCTACTTTCTCGCAAGGCAGCGGAGCAAACGTCAGTATTTTAAATGGACACGCTAAAATTATTTATGCTGATGGTGCGGGTTCTGGTGCGGCGGTGGTTGATTTTACAGAATTTGGAATTACCGCAGGCACAGTTGCTGGATCTCGCGCTGTAATTGTTGATGCTAATAAAGATATAGCGTCTTTTCGCAACATTACACTTACAGGAGAGCTAGACGCGGCTACTCTTGACGTTTCTGGGGCGGTAGATATAGCTGGAACTACAAATTTAGACGTAGTAGACATTGATGGTGCTGTGCAAATAGATGCAACTGTTTCGGTTGGTGTAAATGATACGGGATATGATTTTAAACTTTTTGGAGCTACCTCTGGCGCGTTTTTACTTTGGGACGAAAGCGCAGATAAGCTTTTAACCGCAGGTGGCGCACTTGTTGATATAGTTAAAGACAAGTTGATGATTGGCGGAACCGCAGTTACTACGACCGCAGCCGAATTGAACAAATTAGACGGCGTGACCAGTACGACCACAGAGCTTAATTATGTAGACGTAAGCACGTTGGGAACTTCAGAAGCATCGAAGGCCGTGACAGTAGACGCAAGTGGTGACTTACTTGTACCAGACAGCGACAAGTTTAAGTTTGGCGCAGGGTCAGATATGCAGGTGTACCACGACGGTACTAACTCATACATTACTAACGCTACGGGCGAGTTAAAACTTGCAACAGAATCCTCTGGTATTGCTATTGCAATAGGTCATTCCACGTCTGAAGTTACGTTTGGTGACAATGTAACCGTCACAGGTAATTTTGACGTTAATGGCACGACCACCACGATAAATACTACCAATCTTACGGTTACTGACCCACTGGTTAAATTTGGTCAAGGGTACACAGGCACAGCCTATGACGAAGGGTTTATTGTTACAAGAGGCAACGGCTCTGCAACTAATATCGCTAATAAAGGACTTATTTGGGACGAATCTGCTGACGAATTTGCTGCTGTAGCGTGTAATACCGAAGACGGCACGACCGCAGGCAATGTCACAATCAACAGCTATGCTGACTTACAAGTAGATAAACTAACGGGCGGAAGCCTTGATATAAGCGGCGACGTGGACGTTGATGGTGCGCTTGAGACAGATGGCTTGTCTATTGCAGGAACGAACGTTACTTCTAGCGCAGCCGAATTGAACAAATTAGATGGCGCAACAGTCGTTGTAGGTGAAATCAACGCATTAGATTTAGGCAGTACCGCTATAGGAACTGCAATAGCTTCTAAAGCTGTAGTGCTTGATGCTAATAAAGACTACACAGGAGTACGCAACTTTACTATATCAGGCGAACTCGATGCTGCTACCCTAGATATTAGTGGAGCCATAGACGTTGCAGGAAATAGCGTACTAGCTTCTGTAGACGTTACAGGTGTAGCAACAGCAGCAACCTTTGAACCAGATGGTGACACGGCAGCAGCTGACAACGCAGCAATAGGCTACACCGCAGCCGAAGGTCTTATATTGACTGGACAAGGCTCTACCAATGACGTAACTATAAAGAATGATGCAGACGCAGACGTTATTGAAATACCAACAGGTACTACAAACGTTACTATTGCAGGTACGTTAGGTACAGGTGGTGCTATTACTTCTGGCGCAGGTTTACTTATCGCAGATGCAGGGACAATTGGTACTGCTAGTGATACAAATGCTATTGCAATTAGTTCTGCTGGCTTGGTATCTCTTTCTGCAACTAACGCTATAAAACTTAATGTAGGTACTACAGCACAAAGACCTACTGCTGCTGCAGGGCAGATTCGTTACAATAGCACATTAGGGCAGTTTGAAGGATATGGCTCAGCTTGGGGAAGTTTGGGTGGTGGTGCTACAGGTGGTGGCAGTGATACCGTATTTGTTGAAAACTCAGACGATGTTACAACAGACTACTCAATAACATCTGGTAAAAACGCCATGAGTGTTGGGCCAATAACTATTGAAGCAGGGATAGATGTAACAATTCCAAGCGGCAGCCGTTGGGTAATTTTATAAGGTATATAAATAAGGTATAAGGATTAAATATGACAACTATAATAAATGCAGACACAAGTGGTGGGTTAAAGATAACGTCTGATACGTCAGGAGCTTTAGACCTTCAATCAGCAGGAAACACTAAAGTTTCGCTAGATTCTTCTGGTAATCTTTCTTGTGTTGGAAATTTAAGTTATAACGGTGGGTATGGTTCTGCTGTACCTGCATTTGGTTGTAGAGCTTGGATTAAACTTACAGGACAAGGTACAGCCGCTGTTGTAGCAAGTGGAAATGTAGCTAGTATTACAGACAGAGGCACTGGAACATATACTGTAACTTTTACCACAGCAATGCCAGACGCAAATTATTCAACTCAAGTAACAACAACTTGGGCAGCAGGAGCAGCAGAAACTGTAACAGGGTTAGTTTATAACGATGCCCCGTATGCCCCAGCAGTAGGAAGCGTA